TTTTTTTTTTTTTTTTTTTTTTTTTTTTTTTTTTTTTTTTTTTTTTTTTTTTTTTTTTTTTTTTTTTTTTTTTTTTTTTTTTTTGAAATTAAAAATCAAATATCCTTGTCAGGGTACTTGACCTTAGAAGTCAGAAAGAAAGTGATCGCGAGGGTACGAATCTTGAGTTTTCTTTCTTGGTTCGAAGGAAAAGTCAAAGAGATTCGCACGAATTTCATCTTCCGTTGGGAAAGATGTAGTTGTAGCGATTGGTAAGTTAGTCCAGCGCGTTGTGCGTCGGAGCCAACTTTGTGAGAGTGTGTGGCCCTGGTCTGCATAATAGTTGTAAATGTCTTTACAGCATTTGTAAATGCGTGGGTCGTGGAGGAGTGAAGCGTAAGCTATTCCTACGGCGACGGACATTGTAATAGATTCAGTCGGCTTACGTGCTTTAGTGTGGTAGAGTGCACCAAGCAGGTCAGTCGTTGATCTAACGGGCAGGCCGTTGTTGTTTCTGTAACCTAAGACTTCAACACCTTGAGGTGTGTTGTGGATCTCAGATTTGTCAGGAGAAACGGTTGAGCCAAAACGAGCGTTATCAATTCGAGAATATGTCTCGAGGAATTGAGCGTGCTCATTTGGAGGTATACAAACGGCAATCTTAGAGATGATGTCATCTCCTTGTCCTTTGCGGAAGGTTATCTGATCTAAATTGAGTCCCATTCGGAGTAGGACGTCAGTGTCAGTGATTGCGAAGTATATAGTATCGAATATTTGAACAGTGTACACGCCAGAGGGCATGCCTGCAAATTTGCGTCTGTACATTCTTCCGTCGAGGAAGACTGTTGGACAGTTGCGGAATGAATAAGTTAGCCATCGAAATAGACGACGTAGACGGTTGCCTTTGGTAATAGACCATGAAGAAGCAGTGTCTGGGTAGTCGACTGTGGGTAGATAGCCATTGTCGAATTCAATAAACGATTCGAACATTGTGTCGATATCGTCTTGGATACTGAAAAAGTAGTACTTGTCGAAAGTACGTTTATCAAGTGTGATGATACTGTGCGAGTGGTAGTCGATGAACAGAAGGTAGTTTAGGCGAAGCCAGCCACCAAGGTTTGTTTCGAAATTCCATAGCATTGGGGAAGTGCGAGAGTCGCGTGTGCGCATCCAGTTAAGGTAGGACCATGTGAATTGGATCCATGCGATGTTTTGAGGTCGTGGAAAACCAGAGACAGTTCGTGTCTTGCTTAGTTTTTCAGGTTTGGTTAACATGTACCGGTTGTGGTGTACGATGTACCAGAGGAAATCCTTGTAGTTAGCACCATTTTTGATGAGATGGTGAAAGCGACGTGTTTCGTCAAAAACTATGTTATACATAGTTCCTAATGAGTAAGGAGCGTAGTCCTTTGGAGTCGGTGAAGGATGTATGACTTGGTCACGATAATGTGATTCAGTCGAGAAGGGAGCCTCAGCATTTGAAGATCGTTCATGATTGTAATGATAACGAACATCAAATATATGTGCGGGTCTGCATTTCTGCGGGGGTTTGAACTGTGATTCAACGTAGTGAAGTGCCTTGTAATAGATATCATCTTTGATAATATCGTGGTAAGGTATGTCACCTTCGAAGAAGTCATTGTATATGTCTTCAACAAATGTATCGTCAGGACGATGCATTGCGAGGACTTGTTCGATCTCGTATGTGTAGAAATATTTTGACATTGAGTACAAAACAGTTTTCTTATGTGCTTCGAGAGCGAAAGGGTTCGTAGTGTGTGTTGGGATCGGAAACGGAGAGGGACCGATGTCAACGTAGTTAGTATCGATTGATAATTGTTGGAACTGAGTAGTGAGTTGTTCCATACGGGTAGAGTTTACAAAATAGCGTAAGAGTTGCAAGCGAATTCACGACAGGATAGTGAAGAC